CCTCATGTTATTATTAAAGGTAGCGAGAGCAAAATTTGGAAATCCGAGTTCCGATACATACATTGATATGGTGGGATACTCAGCAATTGCAGGAGAATTAGCTGATGAAGATAATAAAAAACACAGAGATAAGTAAGATAGATTTAGATTCTGAACAAACGGAATGGGTTTATTGCGCTCTTGATTGCGCTTTGACATATGAAATATGGGATAAGGTACATAAGGAGTTTGATGGACTTACTAAAAAAACATACCTGTTTGAATTAGATAGTTTACGACCAGCGATGGACATGATGTTGCGTGGTTTGCGTGTGGATGAAGAGGAAGTAAAGACAAGAAAGAAAATTTTAAGAGAGAGAAGATTAAAGTTGGAACGCATGCTCAATTTATTTTCTCAATCTGTTTGGGAAAAAGATTTAAATCATAATAGTTCCGTTCAACTTAAGAAAATTTTATATGAATATCTGGGACTGCCACCCGTCATATCATATAAGGGGGGCGAGCATAAGGTAACCGCGGACAGGGCGGCGCTTGAACAACTTGGGGAATTTTATCCAAGAGCCAAGCCTTTCTGTCATACCATACTTGCGTTGCGTGACATAACTAAACAGCTTTCTGTCTTGGATTCCAAGCGGGATGAAGATGGAAGGATACGTTGTTCTTACAATGTGGCAGGCACGGAGACGGGCAGATGGTCATCATCTGGAAGTCCATGGCGAACAGGAACTAATCTGCAAAATGTTACAAAAGAATTGCGTTCCATATTTATTCCTGATGAAGGAAAGATAATGTTCTATGCAGATCTGGAACAAGCGGAATCAAGAGTTACAGCTTATATTGCAGGTGATGAAAATTATATAAATGCATGTGAGAGTACGGACTTGCATACTGAGGTTGTGAAGATGGTATGGCCCAACTTGGGTTGGTCTGATGATCTTGCACAAAATAAAGAGCTTGCTAATAAACCTTATTATTTACATTTCACTTATCGTGACATGTGTAAACGAGCGGGACATGCTACAAATTATGGTGTATCTCCTAATGCATTGGCGAAACATTTAAAAATAAAAGTGTCACATGCTACAAGATTTCAGTTGCTTTATTTTGGTGGTGTGGTACCATTAGCTTCTTTGGAACGATGGCATAAACAGGATAGAGAAGGAGGTTTTCAAGAATTGATAGACACGGGAGAAATTGTAGGTAAACTTGTAAAAATTAAAGGGGCGTTTCCTGGGATACGCACTTGGCATACGGGAGTTTCTAATGAATTAAAACAAACAGGTTGTTTGATCACACCTATGGGAAGACGCAGACAATTTTGGAGTAGGTTAAATGATAACTCTACACTGAGACAGGCGATTGCTTATGTTCCTCAATCAACGATAGGAGACCTACTTAATTTAGGATTGTTAAAAGTGTGGCAGAATTTAAGACATGCGGGTTTAGACATACTGGCGCAAGTGCATGATGCCATTCTTGGTCAATGTTATATTAACAAAGTAGATACATTAATGCCTCAAGTCTTGGAGCAAATGAATAACTCTTTGGAAATTAAGGGAAGAAAAATGATTATACCTTCTTTAATTGAAGTGGGTTACACATGGAAGGATATGAAACCATGGATGAAATAAAAAAAATATACGTGGAAGATGGAAAGATACTAGTAAAAGAAGGGGAATTTTCTACCATATGCAATGAGGCAGAGATAGAAGGACCTTCATTAATAAGAAACAAAGATGGAAATGTATGGATTGAAACTAAAGCTAAAGTAATTAAAGTAGTCCATATACCTTCAGAAAACATTAAGTTTCTAGATGAAAAATAATGGCGCGAAATTATACAGACTATGTAAAGGCATGTGTTGATGCTATTAAGGAAAGTCCCATCCCTAAAACTTTTGCAAGATGGACGGCGCTTTCTGCGGTGGCAGGCGCAGTGGGGAGACGAGTGTGGTTTCCTATGCCTAACTATGATATAGGTTCTAATTTATTTATAATTCTTATTGCATCTCCAGGACGTAATAAATCTGTAAGTTTAATACTTCCTTTTACAAAAATATTTAACAGGCTTACTACGCCTGTGGGTACACAAGAAGAAGATCATAATTTTAATTCTGGTCTTGATGAATATGGGTTAAGAAAATTTCCTCTCTATCTTATTCAAGATAGAATTACTCCAGAAAAATTAGCGGTTGACATGGCAAAGGTAACACGTATGGATTTACGTTTAAGTAATCCGCGTCAAGAACAATTCTTTGATTCATCTTTGACTTTAGTTACATCTGAATTTGGTACGTTCATGACAAGAAGTGAAAGAAGTCTTCAATTTTTTTTAACGGATATGTGGGATAGCAGAGAAACTTACAGCTATAAAACAAAAACAGCGGGTGAATACATCATAGAAGGTCCTTGTTTGAATTGGATTGCATGCGCAACACCAGAACAGTTCGTGGATAATTTACCAGAGGATGCAAGATCACAAGGGTTGTTATCAAGAATGCTTCCCATATTTTATGAAGGGGAAAGAATACCACAAGACTTAACACAAAAAGTTATAAGTGATAACACGATTGATAATTTAAGAAATGATTTAGGTTCCATTGCAAAAATGTATGGACCCATGACATTTGATAAGGATGCTTTTGATGAAGCTAATGAAGATATTTATAACAACATACAACCAGAACCAATTGATCCTCACCTATCAGAATATTGTCAACGAAGGGTGTCACATTTTTTAAAGGTCGCTGTATCCGTGTCCGCTTCACGCAGATCAACAAGAAAGATAATGAAAGAGGATTGGGAAACAACAAAAGAGATCATGTTTGAAATGGAAAAGAGCATGCCCAAAGCCTTGGAAGGTTTCGGCATGGCGAGAACAGGTAGGATAGCACATGACATGAAGGTGTGGCTGGAGGCCACAATGGCTTTGAAAAAGAGAGGACATGTCAATCTTAGGGCGTTCAAGAGGGAAGTCCTTAGAAAAATTGCCAATCCAGGTGAGCTGGACCAGACCATCCGAGCGATGGTTGACTCTGGTTACATAAAAGTTGAAGGAAATATTGTGTTTCCATCAAAAAGTAATTGACCCCGATGGGTAAAGATGATATACTGCTTATCGGTGTGCGTGTAAGGAACTTATGAAAATTGATATTGATATAACAAAAGATAATCTACTGCCACGAAACGCTGTGAATATCTTAAAGGATAGGTATCTGTTACCTACAGAGGAGACTCCACAAGAAGCTTTTGCCCGAGCATGTGTAGCATTTGCTGATAATAAAGCACATGCAGAAAGATTATATAAATATGTTTCAAATCTTTGGTTTATGTTTGCTTCTCCACTTCTGTCAAATGGAGGAACAGATAGGGGTTTGCCTATCAGTTGCTTTTTAAATTATATACCCGACAGCAGAGAAGGACTAGCGGCGCACTATACTGAGAACATCTGGTTATCTAGTATGGGGGGCGGAATAGGGGGTTATTGGGGCCATATTCGCTCACAGGGACAGTCAACCAGTAAAGGTAATAAAACTACAGGGGTGATTCCATTTATGCACGTAGTGGACTCTCAAATGGTGGCATTTAATCAAGGCGCTACCAGACGCGGCTCCTATGCTAGCTATATGGACATATCCCATCCAGAAATTATAGAGTTTATAGAGATGAGAAAGCCTGCAGGTGGTGACATCAATAGAAAGAATCTTAATCTTCATCATGCTGTCATAGTGCCTGATAAATTCATGTGGGCGGTGGAGAAAGACGAGGATTGGACTTTAGTAGATCCCAATAGCAAGGATAAAGTTAAGACAATTAAAGCTAGAAGCATTTGGATAAAGATATTGGAGGCTAGAATATCCACGGGTGAGCCTTACATCATGTTCATTGATACAGTTAACAGGGCATTGCCTAAAGAATTAAAGGACAAAGGATTAAAGGTACATCATTCTAATTTATGCAGTGAAATAACATTGCCAACTAATGAGGAAAGAACAGCCGTCTGTTGTTTATCAAGTGTTAACCTAGAATACTTTGACGAGTGGTCTAAGGAGGAATTATTCATAGAGGACTTAATGAGAATGTTGGACAACACTCTCACTAAATTCATAAAGGGTGCCCCCTTGACCATGAAGAAAGCCATTACAAGTGCGGAGTCTGAACGTTCAGTGGGATTGGGAGCCATGGGTTTTCATTCTTATTTACAACGCAACGGTATTGCATTGAATAGTCCACTGGCTATGGGTCCTAATATAAAAATATTCAAGTACATCAAAAAGAAATGTGATGCGGCGAATTTAAAATTAGGAAAAGAAAGAGGGGAAGCGCCTGACCTTAAGGGAACAGGTAAAAGATTTGCACATATGACAGCCATAGCTCCTAATGCCAGCAGTTCTATCATATGTGGCAACACATCTCCCAGTATAGAACCCTTACGTGCCAATGCGTTTACGCAAAAGACACTGAGCGGTTCTTTTTTAATTAAGAATAAATATTTGAAAAAATTATTAGAGGAAAAAGGAAAGGATATAAAAGATGTTTGGAAGATTATTATATCTAATACAGGAAGTGTCGAATCACTTGATTTTCTCAATGCGCAAGAAAAAAATGTATTCAAGACAGCGATTGAAGTTGACCAGGCGTGGCTTGTGGACTTGGCTTCGGAGCGTCAAAAATATATTTGTCAAGCGCAAAGCTTGAATTTATTTTTCCCACCAGATGTGAACGTGAGAAAATTAAACAACGTGCATAAGCGTGCATGGCATAAGAAGTTGAAAACTCTTTATTATTGCAGAAGCGAGGCGATCAAGAGAGCGGAAAACATATCAATAAAAATAGAAAGAAAGGTAAGGGAAGACCATGATGATTGTGTCATGTGTCAAGCATAGGTGAAATTATGAGCATATTTAAAAAAAGAAATTACTACAAACCGTTTGCGTATCCATGGGCGTTCGAGGCTTATGACATGCAGCAAAAAATGCACTGGCTTCCATCGGAAGTTTCATTGCATGAAGACATCAACGATTGGAATAACAGAATGAGTGAGTCGGAAAAGAATCTGGTGAAGCAGATACTGACCTTCTTCACTCAAGGAGACGTGGATGTTGCTCAAGCCTACATGGATGTTTACATCCCCTTATTCAAACCATTGGAGATACGCATGATGCTGTCCGCCATAGCCACCAATGAGGCCGTGCATGCACACGCCTATTCATTATTGAATGACACGGTGGGAATGGATGACAGTGATTATCAAGCTTTCCAAGAGATAAAAGCAATGAATGACAAGCATGAATACTTGTGGAAAAACAAAGGGGGCACCGCGGACGAGCAAATGGTGCGCGACATAGCGGTGTTCTCGGCGTTCGGCGAGGGGCTTCAACTGTTTGCAAGCTTCGTCATGCTGTTGAATTTCCAGCGCTTCGGCAAGATGAAAGGCATGGGGCAAATTGTCGCATGGTCCATTCGTGATGAATCACATCACGTGGAGAGCATGATCAAGCTGTTGCATTGCCTGTTGGACGAAAAACCTGAGGTATGGAACGATAATTTCAAGAAAAGTTTATATGATATATGTCGTGACATGGTGTCACTTGAAGATAAGTTTATTGATTTGGCGTTTGACATGGGTCCTGTTGAGGGACTTACGCCAGATGAAGTTAAACAATATATACGGCATATAGCAGATAGAAGACTACTACAGCTAGGGTTAAAGCCTAACTATGGAGTCAAAGACAACCCACTCGAATGGGTCGATTGGGTGGTAAGTGGCTTAGAACATACTAATTTCTTTGAGAACAGAGCTACGGAATATGCGAAGGGTGCCATGACGGGCACTTGGGCGGATGCATTTTAAGCTTGACACGAATTGCAAAGTATGATAGTATTAAAGTTCAAGGGGGGCACAAAAGGCAACTTGATTCTACAGATGGGGATACCCTACAAGGAGTTAAGTTGCCTTTAGCTTTTTAAGGAGTGTGTGATGAAAGAACTCAGCAAAAAAGATTATAAGATATACTTGAAAGAGTATAGGGAACGTGGTGCGTCTAATCTTAGACGATCACGCAGTAGGTTTTTGAGTAAACAGGAAACAGAACAAGCTTATCGTGATTACTTGAATTGTCAAGCCATGATAAGAAACATGAATTGGAAAATGAAGAATGGTTATTGGTTGTATGATGATTTGCCTAACGGTCATTTTGTAAATCACTTTAGAGTTGTAGCGTCAGGTGATCCTGATAGAGTGGGCAAATTGGTGGATAGTTTCGGAAGGGAGTATGATGTACCAAGAAAAGGAAACTAAGTACGATGGCTTTGCCAAAAAACTTTTCTATGATTTTAGAAAGATTAAAAAGAAATTGCCCTATTGGGAGCGACTTAATTTTAGAGACAGAGATGAGTGGCGTGGTATCGCTCAGCTTATAAAGAGGGAAAGAAAGTATCACAAAAAACTACGCAAGAAAATGAAACTAAAAATAGGAGACACAAATGAAAAACAAATTACAAGAAACAGTTAACGCTTTAGTATTAGCCAAAGGAAGCAAATCTGATGCAGCTAGAAGTTTAAATATTCCTCGTACTACTTTTATAAGTAGATTAGAATCAGCAGAACGCGCAGGAATAAAACCCACTGTTAAATCCCCTAACTTGGAAGTAGCTTTAGCTGAACAAAAAATGGTCTCTGATTTACAGATACGTGACCTTAAGAAACAGTTAGAAGAATCCATACAGCAAAATGTAACCTCAGATTATGTGCGCAAGCATATATTTAAATTAGGCAAGCATCAAGCTACCCCTCCTAAATGGATAACTAAATCTTCTCCAGCTACGGGAAACCCTGGAGTTCCCACTTTGTTCTTATCTGATTTTCATTACGGGGAGGTAGTAAGACCTGAAGCTGTAGGCAATTTAAACAATTTTAATAAAAAGATTTCGCAATCGCGATTGAAGTCAACTGTGGAAACAGCAATAGACTTATGCCATAATCATATGGTCAACCCTAAATACCCAGGAATTGTTCTGGCTTTGGGGGGAGACATGCTGGCAGGTTCCATTCATGATGAGTTGATAGAATCAAATGACGGCACGAACATAGATCATGTGCTGGATTTATTTGATCAATTGGTCTGGACAATTTCTACTTTAGCTGATAAGTTTGAAAAGGTTTTTATACCAACAGCTTATGGAAATCATTCCCGCATGTATCAACAGTACAGGAATAAAGAAGCGGCTCATCTTAGCTTTGATTGGATGCTGTATAACATGTTGGAAAGACATTTTAAAAGTAATAAAGATACTCGTATAAGATTTCAAATAGCAGATGGGTTTGATACGTACTATAAGATATATGATACAAGTTACTTGCTGACGCATGGTGATAGGTTAGGAGTCCGTGGAGGAACGGGCATAGTGGGAATGCTTGGGCCTATAGCACGTGGTGTTCAGAAGGTAAGATCGGAGTATGCTAATTTTGGTAAGTCCATTAACTATGTTATCATGGGGCACTATCATCAATACATCTCCATTAAAGGGGCCATAGTTAACGGCTCGCTTAAAGGCTATGACGAATACGCTATGAGTAATCGCTTTGCTTTTGAGATACCTAAACAAGCTTTGTGGTTTACACACCCACAATATGGTGTAACTTTCCAGGTTCCTGTGGTCGCCGAGCAAGGCGTTCCTAAGAAACCTAAGAAAGAATGGCTTCAATGGGCGGCATAAAGTTATTCAGAGTGGGCAGTAAGGTATTGCAAGTGCCCCCTTTGTCTGATATAATAATCAAAAAATTACGGAGGTAACAATGAGTACAGAAAATACTTGGACACCTGCCCAATCTTTCGCCATTGGCACGGTGAAAATTGGTGGTGATGCCATTAAGGTAGAGGAACCCAAGAAAGAAGAAGAGGATAAAAAGGATGGCGATAAGCAGAAGTCAAACGGGGAAGACAGTGAGTCTAAAGCCTCCTAAACATTTACAGCATAGGGTGATAAAAGCTTCTTCTCCCTTAGAGAAGAAAAAGAAAAAGACACCTTTTCTTCCTGCGACTAAGAAGAATTTTAAAAAGTATAAGCCTAAGAAAATTAAAGCGACAAAATCTTTGACGGCTTCTCAACTTTGGAAATTTGCACCTGATGTTAAAAGTTAATTATGATAAAAATATTTTTTTTATTAATGATATTTTCAACGCCTAATCAACATACTGTCAAGTATAATGCCGCCATATACCCAACAGAAGATATGTGCATAGAGGCGAAGGTAGATTACTTGGAAGCATATAATGCAAAGTCTGCGGAGTACAAAGCGGGAACGAAGACAGAAGCTTTCTGTATAGAGATTAAATCTTTTCCTATTATAGGAATGCCTATGCCACTAGGAGCATAACATGAGAAAGAAAAAGAAATGACCTGTAAAAATTGTGATCATAACTGCCATTGCAGTAACGGAGGCTCATGTTGCGGCGGACAATGCGAGTGCAAGGATTGTAATTGCAGTAATGGTAATTTAAAAAAAGGTATTAAAATTTTGTCGGATCTTGATAAAAAAGAATATGAGAAGACTGTGGATTTTGATCCTGACTTTAGTCTTACTGAGCATTAGTATGGCTGGATTAGATACATTAAAAAAACAAATTAATGATGTTATAGCTTTAATATTAATGTCAGGAGGAGACCCTAATAAAGCAACTCCTAATAAAGAAGGTTATTACGATAACCCAGGTAATATAGAAGCTAATACAACTTCTTTTGCTACTACAGGCAAAACTTATGGGTCTGATGGAAGATTTGCACAGTTTGAAAATAAAGTTTTTGGTTTGAATGCCATACCTTATACTTTTATGACAGGTGCATATGATGACACTCGTGATGGTGATATATTGGATGTAGAAGAAGCTATTAAAATATACAAACCCATAGGAGAAAATACTAAAAAGGAAGTTAAAAATCAAATAACTGCTATTCAAAAGAAAATAGGTGGCAATGAATTAAATTTATCCAATAAGGATCATGTTATGATTTTAATGGAAGAGATTACTAGATATGAAAATAAAAATCCTAAAAAAGCTTTAGAATATTATGATGAAGATTCTAGAAGTAAAGCGGCGGATTTATTTTTATCACCGCTAAAACCAAAACCTAAGAAATAAAGGAGTTAAATTAAATGGGCGGATTACCAGTAGAAATGATTACAATGCTTGGCTCATCCTTGTTGGGTGGGTTCATGTCCCTATGGGGGCAAAGCATCAAGGCTAAACAGGCCGAACAAAAGATG